ACATGGGACTAAAGGTACATTCTGCCATTGGTAAGGTGCCGATCAAGAACGATATTCAAGCAATCAAGAGCGGTTGCCATTTCCTGGTTGGCACTCCTGGTCGTATTTATGACCTGTGCCATCGTGGAATTCTGTCGCGGGATCACATCCGTGTTTTGATTCTTGATGAGGCGGATCAGATGCTAGAGGAGCGTTTCCAGAAGCAGGTTGTAGAGATTCTGAAGCTGGGATTTCCTGAGCAGACGCGCACTGCGCTCTTTAGTGCCACGATGCCTCCTGATATGGTCAAGTTCACGGATGGCATTCTGGTTGATCCTGTGCGTATCCTCGTTGCTACGGAAGAGGTTACGCTAGATGGTATCAAGCAGTTTTATGTAGAACTGCCTCAGGAGGAGTGGAAGTTTGATGTGCTGTGCGATATTTATGCCCAGCTCACGATCAATCAAGCCATTATTTATGTGCGGACGCGCCAACGTGCCGAGTGGTTGGCAATGAAGATGAAGGATGCCAAGTTTACGCTAGAGTGTATTCATGGTGAGCAGAAGGAAGAGGAGCGCAAGAAGAAGATGGATGATTTCCGTAGTGGCAATGTGCGTGTGCTGATTGCAACGGATCTTCTGGCTCGCGGTATTGACGTACAGCAAGTCAGTCTAGTGATTAACTTTGAGCTGCCGACGAATAAGGAGAATTATATCCATCGTATCGGTCGCTCAGGCCGCTTTGGCCGCAAGGGAACTGCCATCAATATTATTGCTGGTGATGAGGTTCGTCAGATGAAGGAGATTGAGTCGTACTATGCGACTCACATTGAGGCGCTTCCTCAGAA